CTGGAGACGATGTTATAGTGCATCATAATGTTTTTCGTAGATGGCACAATGTAAAAGGTATAGAAAAAAATAGTAAAAGCTATTTTAATGAATCTACTTATTTTATAAGCCAAGATCAAATATTTTTGTATAAAAGATATTGGGAGTGGAAAACACCAAAAGGTTATTGCTGGGTTAAACCTTTAAAAGCTACAGATCAATTTAATATTGAACAAGAAAAACCTTTACAAGGTATTGTTAAATATTCTGATGGTACTGTAAATGTAAACGATATTGTAGGCTTTACACCAAATAGTGAATATGAGTTCGTTATTGATGGTGAAAGACTATATAGAGTTTTTTCTAAATTTATTACAATTAAATATGAATATCAAGGAGACGAAGAAGAATATAATCCTAGCTGGGCGCAAAGCGGTTGATGAGCTGATTAAAGTTGCAGAAGAAAAGATTATTACTAACACTGAAGATGATGTATCAGCTGATAGATTAAAAAATGCGGCAGCTACTAAAAAACTAGCTATATTTGACGCATTTGAAATACTTAACAGAATACAAGAAGAACAAAACTTACTCGAGGGCAAAACACCTGAAGAGACAGAGAAAAAAGTCTTTAAAGGATTCGCAGAAGGTAGATCTAAGTAATGTACAATCAAAGTTTAGTTAATGTTATAGAGCCTGTTAAAAAAACAACTATAACAAGATTAAATCGTGGTAAGAAGTGGAAGTACGGATATAACAAAGAAAACGATATAATTGTTATATCTAAAACTGGTATGATAGGTGAAATAATAGAAATACAAAATCTTAAAATAGCTTTACCTAAACAACCAAAAGAAGTATTTAAACACGAAAAAAACAAATGGGTTAAGTTTGAACAACCAAAAGAAATAGCTAAATTAAAAAATATATTTGATTGGCGTAATTATCCAGAAGAACAAAAAGAACAGTGGTACGATTACATAGACGAAGAGTTTAAACGTAGAGATGAAGGATTTTGGTTTACAAATAATGGTAAGCCAACTTATATAGTAGGTACACATTATATGTATTTACAATGGAGTAAAATAGATGTAGGTGCACCAGATTTTAGGGAGGCTAATAGGCTGTTTTATATATTCTGGGAAGCTTGTAAAGCTGATAAACGATGTTATGGCATGTGTTATTTAAAGAACAGAAGATCAGGCTTTTCGTTTATGTCATCTGCAGAAACAGTTAATTTAGCCACTCTTGCAAGTGATAGTAGATATGGTATACTATCAAAAACAGGTGCAGATGCAAAAAAAATGTTTACAGACAAAGTGGTCCCTATTAGTATTAATTATCCTTTTTTCTTTAAACCTATTCAAGATGGTATGGATCGTCCTAAAACTGAGTTAGCTTATAGAGTACCTGCTAGCAAGTTTACTAGAAAAAAGATAACTACAAACGAGCAAGTAGAACAACTAGAAGGTTTAGATACAACAATTGACTGGAAAAATACAGGTGATAATAGTTATGATGGTGAAAAGCTAAACTTATTAGTACATGATGAAAGTGGTAAGTGGGAAAGACCTGATAATATATTAAATAACTGGCGAGTAACTAAAACATGTTTACGATTAGGTAGTAGAATTATAGGTAAATGTATGATGGGCTCGACTTCAAATTCATTAGATAAAGGTGGAGAAAACTTTAAAAAACTATACAACGCATCAGATGTCACAAAAAGAAATAGAAATGGTCAGACAAAATCTGGTCTATATTCTTTGTTTATCCCAATGGAATGGAACTACGAAGGATTTATTGACGAGTATGGAGTTCCAGTATTCTCTACTCCTGACATCGACGTGTTTGCCCCAGATGGTGAACTAATAGATATAGGCGTAATAGATAACTGGCAAAACGAAGCTGATGGTTTGAAAGATGACCAAGATGCTTTAAATGAGTTTTACCGCCAGTTTCCAAGAACTGAAGAACACGCTTTTAGAGATGAAACAAAAAATAGTATATTTAACTTAGTTAAAATATACGAGCAAATAGATTACAATGAAGAAATGTCTAGGACACTTGGCATTACTCAAGGTAATTTTCAATGGGTTAATGGTGTTAAAGATTCAAAAGTAATTTTTTATCCAGATCCAAAAGGTAGATTTAAAGTTAGTTGGGTACCAAAATCTGACTTACAAAATAGAGTGGTGTTGAAAAACGGAATAAAATATCCTGGTAATGAACATATGGGAGCTTTTGGCTGTGACTCATATGACATATCAGGAACCGTAGATGGTGAAGGATCTAAAGGAGCTTTACATGGTTTAACTAGGTTTAGTATGGAGGACGCTCCAGCTAACAGCTTCTTTTTAGAGTACTTGTCAAGACCACCTACGGCTGAAATATTTTTTGAAGATGTATTGATGGCATTAGTGTTTTACAGTATGCCAATACTTGCAGAAAATAATAAACCTAGACTTTTGTACTATTTAAGACGTAGAGGTTATAGAGGATTTAGTATGAACAGGCCAGATAAAATTTGGAATAAATTATCTGTAGCAGAAAAAGAAATAGGTGGTATACCAAACTCTAGCGAAGACATAAAACAAGCTCATGCAGCAGCAATTGAAATGTATATACAAGATCATGTAGGTATGAAACAAGATGGTGGCTTTGGAGATTTGTATTTTAACAATTTGTTAAATGACTGGGCTAAGTTTGATATAAATAAAAGAACAAAGTTTGATGCAACTATAAGTAGTGGTTTAGCAATAATGGCTAACAATAGACATTTATATAGACCAAATCCAAAAGTTGAAAAACCTAAATTAAACATAAATATTTCCAGATTTAATAATAATGGAACTAATTCACAAATAATAAAATAAATATGGCATATTCTAGTAATAGTTATTTTCCTAGCCAAACTGTAAGCGATGCTGAAAAGATTAGTTATGATTACGGTTTAAAAGTAGCCAAAGCTATAGAACAAGAGTGGTTTAATGATAGCTATAATAATAATAGGTATAGAAACAATATGAATAACTTTCATAACCTAAGATTATATGCTAGAGGCGAACAATCAATACAAAAATATAAGGATGAGTTATCTATAAACGGTGATTTGTCCTATTTAAATTTAGACTGGACACCAGTACCTATAATACCTAAGTTTGTAGATATTGTTGTTAATGGTATAGCTGAAAGAACTTATGATATAAAAGCTTTTGCTCAAGATCCATATAGTATGCAAGAGCGAACTAAATATATGGAAGCCATACTTGATGATATGAAGTATAGAGAGTTTGATAATTTTGCTGCTGAAAATTTTGGCGTTGATACTAGAGAAAGTCAAGAAGTTGAATTACCTGAAACAACTGAAGAACTACAGCTCCATATGCAGCTAACTTATAAACAAGCTATAGAGTTAGCTGAAGAGCAAGCTTTAACAACTTTATTAGAAGGTAATAATTATGAATTAATAAAGAAAAGATTTTATTATGATTTAACAGTTTTAGGTATTGGTTGTGTTAAAACTGAATATAACACTTCTGAGGGTGCTGTTGTTAAATATGTAGATCCAGCTAATTTAGTTTACTCTTATACAGATTCACCTTATTTTGAAGATATATATTACGTTGGAGAAGTTAAATCAATACCAGTTAATGAACTTGCTAAAGAGTTTCCACATTTAACTGAAAGTGATTTAGAAGAAATAATGAACAATAGGTCTTATAATAGAAACAGCAATAGAAGTAAATATAACTCAGATAAAGAAGATCATAACAAAATACAAGTTTTATATTTTAACTATAAAACTTATATGAACGAAGTTTATAAAATAAAAGAAACTGGTACTGGTTCAGATAAAATAATACCTAAAGATGATAATTTTAATCCACCAGAAAATAAAGAAGGTGGTTACTCAAAATTATTAAGATCAATAGAAACTCTTTATGATGGCGCTTTAATTTTAGGTACAGATAAATTACTTAAGTGGGAGATGGCATCAAACATGATGCGTCCTAAAAGTAATTATACTAAAGTTAAAATGAACTATTCTATTGTAGCACCACGTATGTACGATGGTAAAATAGAAAGTTTAGTTAAACGTATCACTGGCTTTGCTGATATGATACAGCTTACACATTTAAAACTACAACAAGTAATGTCTAGATTAGTACCAGATGGTGTTTATTTAGATGCTGATGGTTTAGCTGAAATAGATTTAGGTAACGGTACAAACTATAATCCACAAGAGGCTTTAAATATGTTCTTCCAAACAGGTAGTGTAATTGGTAGATCATTTACTTCTGAAGGTGATTTAAATCCTGGTAAAGTACCAATACAAGAAATACAATCAAGCAATGGTGGTGCTAAAATGCAAAGTTTAATAGGTACGTATAACTACTATTTACAAATGATACGTGATGTAACTGGTTTAAACGAAGCGAGAGATGGTAGTATGCCAGATAAAAACGCTTTAGTAGGCATACAAAAGTTAGCTGCTGCTAACTCAAATACAGCTACAAGGCATATATTACAAGCTGGTTTATTTTTAACAGCTGAAACCGCAGAGTGTTTATCACTTAGAATATCTGATATTATAGAATATTCGCCAACAAAAGAAGCTTTTATAAATGCTATTGGAGCTCACAACGTAGGCACGTTAGAAGAGTTAAGCAACTTACATTTGTATGACTTTGGTATATTTATACATTTACAACCAGACGAAGAAGAAAAAGCTAGGCTAGAAAACAATATACAAGTGGCATTGCAACAACAAAGTATAGAGCTTGAAGATGCTATTGATTTAAGAGAAATAAAAAACATTAAACTAGCTAATCAACTACTTAAAATACGTAGAAAAAAGAAACAAGAAAGAGATCGACAGCTACAATTAGAAAACATACAAGCTCAGTCTCAGTCTAATGCACAAGCTGCTGAATCAGCTGCTCAAATAGAGTTACAAAAAAATCAAGCGTTAAACACTAGTAAAGCAGAGTTAGAACAAATAAAAGCTCAACTAGAAGCTCAAAAAATGGCACAAGAAGTTCAGCATAAAAAAGAGTTGATGCAGTTAGAGTTTCAAATGAACATGCAGTTAAAAGGTATAGAAGTTGAAGGTATGAAAAGTAGAGAAAAAGAAAAAGAAGATAGAAAAGACGAAAGAACAAAAATTCAAGCAACTCAACAAAGTGAGATGATTGAACAAAGAAAGACAGGTAAACCACCTAAAAACTTTGAGTCTGCAGGTAATGATATACTAGGAGGCGGATTTAATTTAGGTGCATTTGAACCTAGTTAAAATTTATTAATTATTATTATATTATATTATGGAAGAAAAAGATGAAAACGTAGTCGAAGAGACTACACAAGATAATGTTACTAAAATAAGTATTAGTAACGAAACAAAAGAAGATGACAACGTCATCAAAGTTGATTTAAATAACCCACCAAAAAAAGAAGAAGATGCCACTGAGAAGCAAAGCACAGATGAGGTACCTGTTCGCGACGGATCCGAAGCTAGCAAAGAAGTTCGTGAAGAAAACGAAGAAAAGCCTCAAGAGTCTACCGAACAAAGTGAAGAGAAAAAAGAAGAAGTAGTATTAGAAGAAATAACTGAAGATTCAACTGAAGAAGAAGTTGCTGAAGTAGAAGAACAAGTCGAAGAAGCTGTTGCTAAAGCTGAAGAAACAGGCGAGCCACTTCCTGAAAATATCCAAAAGCTAATGGATTTTATGAGTGAAACTGGTGGTGATTTACAAGATTATGTAAAGCTTAATCAAGATTACAGTAAGTTAGATGATAACGATGTTGTTTTTGAGTATTACAAACAAACAAAACCGCATTTAACTACAGAAGAAATAAACTTCCTT